AACCATGGCAGCCTTGAAGCGGCCTGGGATGCCTGTTTCGCCCGTGTACCACCTGCGTTTGTGCAGCGCGGCGATATCGCCCTGTACCAATCCCCCACGGGGCGCGCTGTCGCCGTTTTCTGGGCAAATGAATACTTGTCGACCACCGATGACGGGGTCGCCCGGGTTGTGTGTGAGCCGCTGGCCGTTTGGAGAGTTGCATAATGGGCAGTGGTGTAAAAAAACTTGCCGCCGTGGCGGTTGGCGCAGTGGTCGGGTTTATTCAGGGTAACGTACCTGGCGCCATTGCCGGCGCTGCGCTCGCCTGGTATGGCGCAGAGCAACAGGAAAAGCTCAACACCAAGTCATCGCTGCGTGACAACGAACCGTCCGCACAGACCGTGCGGTCGTCGAAAGCCCCTGTGCGGTTCATCCTCGGCCGTGTCAGCACCGGCGGGATACTTGTTTGGGCGCAGGAACAGGCTGGCATTCAGACCGAGGGCGAGTGGCTGCACCTGGTGTACGTGCTGTGTGAAGGTGCGGTCGATGCGCTGGAAGGCATCTACCTGGGCGAGGAAGAAATCTCGACGTTCGGCACTTTCGCCAAGTATGAACTGGTGGTCAATCCAACTCAGGTGAACGCCTTCCTCAAGGCCAACTGCCCGGACTGGAAGGACGAGCAGATCGGGCGCGGCTTGTCCTACGTGCGCCTGTCGCTGCAATACAACGCAGAGAAATTCCCCTCGGGCATTCCTGACGCCCGGTTCATCGTGCGCGGTCGTACTGACATCTACGACCCCCGGACCGGGACCAGCGGCTACTCGGCCAACACCGCGCTGCATATTCTGTGGTTTCTGCGCAATCGGTGCGGTGTACCGGATGACGAAATCGTGTTTGAGACCTTTGCCAGCGCGGCCAACGTCAGCGACGAGGCCGTGACCAATGCCGACGGCTCGGTCAGCCAGCGCTACCGGACTGCCTGTGTGATCGGAGCCGACGAGCAGCGCGGCAGTGTCATGCAGAAGCTTGAAGCCGCTTGCGCGGGCAAGCTGATTCGTGTCGGTGGCCGCTGGATGCTCCAGGCGGGCGCCTATTACGGCCCCTATGATTTTGAAATCACCGAAGACATGATCGTAGGCCCTGTGTCGGGTAACACCGAGACGACCAACGATGCGGCAATCAACACCGTGCGCGGCACGTTTATCGATCCGTCGCAGTCCTGGACCGAGACGGACTACCCGGAAGTTAGCGTCGCCGAATGGATTGTCGAGGATGGCGGGGAGGCAGCGGAGTCGCTGACCTACTCTTATGTCACTGACGCCTATCAACCCCAGCGTCTGGCAAATATCGTGCTGCGCAAGCGCCGCGCTGCCGGCGCGTTAAGCCTGCCGATGAACTTTATGGGCTACAACTGCCGGCCTGGGCGTGTGGTGCGTGTGAACTTGCCGTCGCTGAACATCCTCGGTGAGTTCATCGTGACCAACTGGTCGATGTCCGGCTCCGAGGGTTGTAACGTTTCGGTGGCGCAGTATGAGGCGGCGCAGTTTGACGACGCGGTCGGCCAGCCCTACAACCCATTGGGCTTTATCAACCTGCCGACGGGCGGGTTAGGTTCGCCGACGGGCCTGGCCTGGACTGTGGACACGTCCGCCGAGGTCGTCCAGGGCGTGCTGTCCTGGACCGCGCCGACCGGCATCGTGAGCGAATACGTGGTGATCGTGCGGCAAGGACGGACCGCTATTCAGTCGCACAATGTGCCGGCCACCAGTACCCGATGCATCATCAGCGGCTTAGCCTCTGGCGATTACTCCATGAGCGTGGCAGCTAAGGGGCCGATGGCGCGCTCGGGTGAGGCGACAATCAACATCAGCGTCAACGGGCCTCCGATTCCTGAATCATGCGTGGTGCAGTCCTCGATTGACTCCATCACGCTGATCCCGAGCAATACGCTGCACGGGCTCAACGGCGGGTTCTACGAATATTTCTTCACCACCAACCCGCAAGGGCAGGTGGAAAATGCGCAGTACCTGGGGCAGGGGCTGAGTTTCACGCACACAGGGCTGGCGTTTTTCACCAACTACTACTATTTCGTGCGCTCGGTAAACGCCTACGGAAAAAGCGCGTTCCTTTACGTGCCGGCGGCAACGTCGAACGATGTGTCGGCGTACCTCGCGGCACTGGGTGGCAAGATCGATAAGCTTCAGCTTTCGGAGTTGCTGAATTCGCGCATTGATCTGGTCGATGGCTTCGGACCTAACTCCGTGAACGAGCGGCTTGAGGAACTGAAAGCCGATATCGGTGATGTGGTCGACGCGCTGGTGTATGTGCCGACCGACGCGTATGTCCGGGATAACACCGTGCGCGTGGGTGACAACCTGTGGACGGCGATTGCCGCTGTGCCAGCCGCAGCCAACGGCTCGAACGGCCCACCAAACCCCACGTATTGGGTGAATAGCGGGCAGTCGATCCGGACGGCGAACGCGTTGGCGGCGCAGGTCACCAAAAACACCGCCGATATCGTCACAGTCGACGGCAAAACCTCGGTCACCGCCTCCCAGCTTCAGGCGGTGCAAGCGTCTTACCGCGATGACGCTGGGCAAGGTGTTTTGGCTGACGCACTGAAAGGCTGGGACACCACTGCCAGCTATGCACAAGAAGTGAAGGTTCGGACAGAGCAGGACTTCGCCCAAGCGCAGCGCACTACCACGCTGGATGCGAGGGTCGGTACGAACGAAGCGCGCGTAACCACCATCGAGACAACGACAGCTACCGACCGCCAAGCAACGGCTGAGCGCGTGGCCCAGCTAGATTCGCGAGTGGGCACCAATGAATCGCGGGTTTCGGTGGTAGAAAACACTGTAGCGACCAATCAGCAGGCGACCGCGCAGCAATTTGTGACCTTGGGCACCTCGGTGGGCGACAACAGCGCGGCGATCCAAGCCGAATCTACAGCCAGATCCGGCGCGGACGGGGCGCTGTCTACGCAAATTGGCCAGGTCCAGGCGGTGGCGAATAACGCCAGTGCGGCAGTTCAGACGGTCAGTTCGGCGCAGGCGACTACCGACGGCAAGCTGACGGCGATGTACGCCGTTAAGCTTCAGGTGAATGCAAACGGTCAATACGTTGTCGCGGGCATCGGTGCGGGCATTGAAAATGTGGGCGGGGTCCTGCAAAGCGACATCATCTTCCAAGCCAACACCATCGCCTTTGCCAGCCCCAACGGAGACGGCAGCCTGTCGTATCCGTACATTATTTCCGGAGGTAAGAACTACTTTAACTCGGTGTTTATTCAGGACGCCTCCATCGGTGTTGCCAAGTTGACCCAGAGCATTCAATCCGCAAACTTTGTCTCTGGTAAAACCGGGCTGATGATCAACTTCGTCACAGGCGAATTCGAACTTAACAGCACGGTCGGGGCGGGCGGGCGCCAAACCATCAACAATCGAGGCGGCAAGGTATTCGACGAGAACGATGCCAAGCGTTACCAGTGGGGGGATCTGTCAGCATGAGTTATGGGGTAAGAGTCTGGGGCGCTGACGGGGCGCTTCAGTTAAGCGAAACCTCGTTCACCATGCGTATTGCGGCGTCGTACCTGGTCACATTCTCAGGCGCGACCAAGCAGGCTCAGTCGTTTTCGGCGCCGGGGTGCACGACCGCCAATTCGGTGGCCATTCTTGTGCCCATCGCCGTTTATAACGCAAATTCCCGGCAGCATGAAGCGGCTATGACCGACAACGGTACGGTCAATGTTTATAACTACATGACCGGGAATTCGGCGATCGCCAATGTCTCCTCCGGGACAATGCGTTTGATCGTAGTGAGGTTCGCATGACCTTCGGCATACAGTTCACCAATAACAGCAACGTCGTGACGCTGGATTCGGAGTTTGCCCGGATGTGCGTGATCGCGGCCGGTGTTTTGAATAACAACGGCAGTGCCGATCGCAATTCGACAAACATGTTTCCTCGTCCGGTGACGACACAGGAACCCCCGCTGATTTTTGTGCGGCCGACCAATCCGGGTAACGGCTGGGCCGCGACGTTGTCGGCGTACCTGCCCGTCGGATCGCCGGGCAACTGGACAGGGTTCAATCTGGTATCCAGCTACGTTCAATCGCCCACCTTCGCGCCTGGCGAGTGGTTCGCCTGCCAGTTTGGCGGCCAGGCAGTTGCACGGTATGGATCAAGACTCTGGGACGCCGCGGGCAACGTCCTGTTTGATTCCGGAACGCCCGCCGCCAACTTCACCAGGGCGGCGCAAAACTTCGCTTATGTGAAGTCGGAGCAAATGCAGACGACGGCCTACCGCAACTACTACTCGACGCCGTTCAACTTTGCGACGGGCGAATACCAGATGGCGAATCAGTTTGGCATGAACCTGATTAGCAGTGACAACATCGGCCGGAAGCTCTTTTCGTGGTGGGACTGGCCCACCAACACCTTATGGGCGGTCACCGAAGCATTCAGCAACCCGTTCGATTTCCACCGTCCCGCGCTGTTTGCGAAACGCGTCACCG